AGCTTCAGTACAGAGTTGCAGTAGCTTCTCTCGCATCATCTCAGTCATCGAGTTACCTGGAACTTCGATGTCATCAAGAATCATCAGGTCTGCACGAGAACCAGTAAGCTGACCTGTGATACCAACACTCTTTACTGATGGTGCTTGGTGAGGAGAACAGTTCACATCAAAGCTAATACGACTCCAACGACTATCATCACTCTTTGGTCTTAGGTGCACTAACCATGGTGTTTCAATGATTAGCTTCTGTAAGAAGATAGACATGTTATCAGCACGCTCCTTAGAGGCTGAAATAATCATGATCTTTTTCTCAGCATCATTGAAAAGTGTCCACAACACAAACGCTCCTGTGATCCAACTTTTACCGACTCCTCGGAAGGCTTGGATCTGTAGTCGTTTAGGACCGTGTTGTAGGTAATCAGCAATAGCGTATTGTGCTCGCGTTGGTGATGGTAAGTCTAGTTGTCCCCACAGCGCTTGCAGGAATAATTTAAAGTCAGCTTTAAGAGCCCCTACAACGTCGTTCGATTTAGTCATATGGTAGAATGTATGTAAAAGCACCTAGAGGCCCCTTGTAGAGGCTTCTAGGCACCAATGATGAGCGTTTAATCAGCTAACTTAGTTCGGACTCCGCCAAATAGATTAGTAAGACGTTCTATTTCACCAATTCGCATGTTACTAGCACGCAGTTTCTGTTGAGGATCGTTTGGCCTAATACGCATCTTTGGGTCATATGAAGAACCCAGTATCTTACCGTAATTCAATGCTGCGTTTTTAGCTGGTGTGAATGCACGACTAGCCATAGCGCTAGCTACTGGATCTTTACCAATAGCATAAGCAATTTTAATTTTACGAATTAGTTCAAGGAGTGGGTTTGTTTCTTCTTTTTGTTTTTTCTTTTTAGACTCTGCCATTACACCTCACCATGTATAGTCTTCATTGCGCTATTAGAGAAACGTAGCAGTTGAGACATAGGATTCAGCATATTCAAAGCTGGCATTAAATTACCACGCATAGCTTGTCTAATTGGATCAGCCTCAGCTTTTTTAGAAGCAGTACCTTGACCGCGTGGTACTAACTGCGGTTTACCCCCTTTGATATCGACACCAAAACTAGTAGGACGGCCTTCGTTAGTATAAACTTTATTAGCTTTTTTATCCAGCCAATAAGGTGTCCCATTAACTGTGACACGTTCTGGCCCACCTTGCGCTGCTCTAGGTGCTGCCAATTCACTAGCAACTGCAGCAGCAGCCGTAGTAGCCATAGGAGCAGCTGCAGCAACAGAACCAACAGCAGGGATTAACCTGCTCATAATAGGTTTAACTATTGGATCTATAGCCATACCAATAGCTGTGCCTTTAGCTACTTCCTCTAAGGCCCTAGTAGGTTCACCTCTTTGTAGAGGTTCAATCGCAGAACTAGCAGCAAATGGTAGTTGACCTTTGATGCCTGGAGCCAATTGTTTGAGTTGAGATCCTGTTGGTATTGGGATTGGTAGATTAGCTCCATATTCAACTGGATACCCTGTTTTACCAGCCGACATAGCTTTAGTTTTACCTGCATTAGCTCTCTCAGCAGCCAAAGCTCTTTCCCTATCAGTAGGTGTGATATTAACTGGACCTCTAGGTATAAAGTTACCAGAAACCGGTGGAATTTTAGGCGCCTCTACAATGTTTGCAAAGATACGATCAAGCTCAGCTTCAGTGCGAATCTGCTTAGGAGGTGCAGGTTTAGGGGTAGGGAGTGGTTCACGAGTTGCAATAGATGCAGCTATCTGACTTGGTGACGGGCGAGTCTGAATAGGACCAGCCCCGCTCAATCCTTTATCTAGTCTACTAGGAATGACCCTAGTAGGGGTAGTAGGCATTAAATTAGGATTTCTCCTAGCTATTCTTCCTTTATCTATAATCTCAGTTACCTTTTTACCTTGAGCAATAGCAGCATTACCACCACCAGCTGTAAACTCTTTCCATTGAAGTGGTGTAAAATCTTTTTCAGTAAACTGATAAGTGCTTTTAGTGATAGGAGTGTTAGGAGATGATGTAGGATCAAGGTTTATTGACTGTTGATCCAAGTAAGGTTTAGCAATAGACTGCCTAACAGTTTCAGTATACTTAGCCCTAGCTTCGCCTGCCTTCTTTTTACTAGCTTCATTTCCCCTTTCATATGGAAAAGAAACCTTACCAGCTTCGATATCTCTATTAACTTGTTCTGCAGCCAATTGAGAACTTATTTGAAACAGCTTATCAGCTTTAGCCGGTACAGTTTCTGGAGGTGTGTTAATTACACCACCCCTAGTAGTAGCAGGTCCTACAGTATAGGTTTTTTTTCTACCTGATCCACGACTACCGTATATCTCTGAACCATATTCATCGGCAGCCATCATTAATTGATCAGGCACTCCGGGATATAACCGTTGCTTTCTTAACTCCGGGTCCCGATACCAAGCAGCAAATTCTGCAGTAGGAGGAGCGTTAACTTCAAATAGAATGTCTGGATGAATCCTAGGATTATTAGATTTTCCAGCATGACCATATACATTGTAAGAGCCAACCTCATCCCATATATTATCAGCAGCTAACCCTGCATTAGATTTAGAAGCGGCAAATCCGTGACCACGGTGAACCTGTTTGCCCCTATCATATACATCAGGGCTACCCTTTGGAGGACCACCTAACCTTTCTCTAATAGCATCTCTAGTAGCATTAGCTCTTTCCTTACTACTAACAATATTTTTATTGTGTTTATTTTTTGGACGATCACCCCACTCATCTTCTTCAGCAAATACTGCATCTTCCAACATTTGTTCGGGGCTTTTCAATCTAGGACCTTGAGCCCTTTCAACCATTTTGTTAATTTGCAATAAATCTGCAATAGTTTCTGGTTGAAGATCAGTTGAGATTTCCCTAAAATTAATGTAGTTACCAGCACCATAACGTTCATACTTAGAAAAATAGTATTTACCGTTAGTGTTCTTAACGTTTAGATTAAGTTTATCTCTAGTCTGTTGTTCTGTAAGCCCGAGTACTTCAACGTTGTAGCGAAACTCATCATTAATCTGTTCCCAGCTAGTATAGCGATCAGGTATGGCTCCAATGTGCTGTAATGCAGCTAATTTTTTAGGAGACTGATCTACAGGACGTTGACCTATTACTGGACCACTAGATCGTTGATAAAACGCTTCCTGTGCTTGAACATCTAAATCACCATGTTTACGCGGTTTATTTTGTGGAGCCATAATCAGCTCCCAACAACATTAGACCCGCCCTTGTCTTGAGCATTCTTACGCTTACGCTCCTCACGTTCCATAATCATTCGCTGCCGCTCACGACTCATCATGTCTTCACGACCAGCACCGCGATTCTGACGAGTCTTAGTCTTTGCTTTAGGTTGATCCTCTTTCTTTTTAGCCTTGTATTCGCCAAAGGCAGGTCCCATATATTCTTTGCCGTTAGGAGCATCTTTGACGGTAGCCGAGCCACCTTTAGCCTTACCTTCAAGATCCTTGGATGTAAGGTTGCTACGACCTTGACGGCGACTCATTGAAGCAGCTTCCATACGAGCTACATCTTCTTTGACACGCTCAACAACAGAACCACGGTTTGTCTTTTTGCGACCCGGTTTGGGCATTTTGTTATTGTCCATAATTAGCGAATGTGTGATAAGATTAAATTTTCTCTATTGGTGATACCAAACGTATCCCTCATCCATTGTAGCCAATTGCTACTTCCTTTAGCCTGATTGCATTTCCTACAGCTGGGTACCAAATTTGAAGTAAGGTCTTCGCCACCAAGACACTTAGGGCGAACGTGGTCAAGTGTAAGTTCATGTAGTTCATAAGTTTCTCCGCAGTATACGCATTGACAATTAAAGTATTCCTTAATTGCACGACGGTGTAGCCTTTTTGCTTCAGAGCTTGTCATCGTTATTAGGTTGTGGAGGTAGTGATCAGGACTAGGGAGTAGCGGTGTCACATCATTAGATTGGGAGTGGATCAGCCATACTTTTTACCCTTACGGGGACGTGTACGGTTAGCTTTAGGGGACTCTAGTTTTCCTTTATTGGGACCTGTATGGGAAGCATCCATACCATCACCATTACCATAAGTACCCAGCTTACGGTTTAACTTATTGGCATTAGTACGGATCTTGAGACCTTCTTTAGTTCTGTTGTATTCAGCTTGTTGCTTAAGACGCTTAGCCTTAGCTTTAGGGTTATTCTTGTAGTAGCTAGATGTGCGACTTGCCATATAACCTCTTTTGGATAAGTTCAGGGTCAACCTTGGGTAAAATGGTGGCAAGTTTATCTAAAGGGTTGCCGTCATAGGCGACACCACTGATGTCATTTTTAGCAAGCCAGTCACAAGCTGCTTTTAGATCAGCAGTACTAGCTTCACCGGATTTAATCCGATTAAGTAGCTCTTGGGTAACCATGTTATGGAGTTCATTAAACATGTCCTCCGTTGCTTTTTTGTTAGCCATTTCTCAGTACAATCTGATCTAATTTATTTTCGATGCGAATCATATGATCCTCCATCTTTTGTAAAGCAGTTGCTAGTTCTTGCCGTGGTACATACTTCTCAGCAAATCTAAGCTCAATACCATCGATACGTTTGTCGATTTGATCCATACGTGAATTAGATCTGCTGTGAATTGCGGCAATGCCACCACTGACCCCAATAACTAAAGACGCAACGCCTGTAATAAGGGCTTCAATCATTTCTTTTGGTTAATGATGTTAATCAGTTTAGTGCTATAATCGGGATCAGTAGCGTACCTTTCTTTAACTAAAAGTTTACAGCACTCCTCCACAGAAGATGCACGGTTAACTCCTTTATAGTTTTTGTAGTCCTTGTACCAGCGTTGTACTAAGTATGATACACAAGACTGTAAATCAGGGAAGTTAAGGAAACCTGCCGTAATGGTAATCCATTTACCATCGATGAACTCTTTAGTTTCGTGGTCAGTACCTGATCCCTTAAGACCAAAGTAGTTATGAGTTCCAGAGGTGTGCTTACCCCAACCACTCTCTAAAGCCCATTGTGCTGCTACCACCTGTGGAAACTTAGCACCTGCTTTAGACGCTGCAGTAATAACTCCTTCCCAGGTATTAGCGATAGGAGTTACAGGCTGTGGTGTGCTAGTAGGTCTGAAGGTCATGAACCATCCAGTACCACTACCTTCTACTTCCCAACGTTTAAGCCAGTTCTTCCAAGAGTATCGAACATCTTTACCGCCAGATCCAATAGTAACGTAGCCACCGTTAACGTTGTCCATTTCACCATATGGGTCATGGAATACACCACGTTCCCCATCATCGCCAATAAGCAACATCCAGTGACCACCACCCCTAGGAGCAGTAGCAGGGCCTTTATGAAGAATACCGGTAGCTACAGGGTATCCGTTTTTAAGTTCATTAATCAAGGCCTGTTTAGTACCTTTTTGATAGAAGGTAGCAAGAACACCGTATTGCTGACAAGCCTTGATGTGCGATAGATATTCAGTTGTATCACCGTACTTTAATACTGTACGCAGGTAATCGTCATCTGCGTTACTACCCTTTAGTGCATCAGGTTTGAGATATTTAATTGCCATAGCACATGTCGAGCTAAAGCACATCCGATCACCATGACCTGTAGCACTATCTGTCTGAGGGTAGTATTGCTTAACTTGCAGCAATACCATTACTACTTCCCTCTAAAGGTACGACGAATACGACGAATGGTATCATCCTCAGTACGTGTCTTACTGAAATAAGCAGCAGCCATAGAGATAGCCTGAGTAACGCTATTAGCACGGCGCTTTTTCGTTACACCTAAATACTCAGATGCAATGAAAAGGATGAAAAATGCAAGTGTCTCATATGACACTTTAATACCCAAGATTGTAATCATGGTTGTTTGAATGGATAAAAGAAAAGGCACCCCGCTTTGGAGTGCCCGTAGGGGGTAGTAGAGAAGGGGACTACGCGCTCTCAAGAGCAGCAACTTTGGCCTCAAGAGTTTCAATGCGCTCCATTGCTTCCTGCAGTGTTTTGACTGCTTTCATGTAGAGCACCGAGTAGTTCACCGATTTGGTGGTGGTGCCAAGGTCATTGCCTTCGGCGTCGCGGTCAGGGGATTCACTGACGAGGCCAGGGGAGACCAGCTCGACTTCTTGGGCAATCAGGCCAATTTGTTTATGTGTCTCTCCTTCTTT